CGTCACCACTTGAAGTTACATCTCCTGTATGGTTTGGATGGGTATATGAACTGCTTGTTATTTCTACCCAAGCCGAACCATTATAATAATATAATTTGTTATCAGTAGTATTAAAGTATAAATCGCCTTCATCTAAAGAAGAATTTGGGGCGGAACTAGCTACTCTATATTGAGCAGCAAAACTGTTAACGCTTGATATATTATCAGCAACAGTGTTCATATTAGTTACATTATCTGCTGTACCCAATGTATTCATATCTGAAACTACATCTGCAGTTCCTAATGTATTTAGGTCAGCTACTACATCTGCTGTACCTAAAACAGCTAAATCAGCAACAGCATCAGCTGTTCCAAGCCTACCTATTTCAGTAGCCTTACCTGCAACTGTTGTAACATCTGAACTTATACCAGCTACTGTAGCAATATTACCAACAACACCTGAAGCTCCAAGAGTCGCCATGTTAGTTACATTAGCACCTGTTCCGAGAGTATTCATATCAGTTACTACATCAGCTGTACCTAAAGTATTTAAGTCAGCCACAACATCAGCGGTTCCTAAAGTATTCAAATCAGCTACTACATCAGCAGTACCGAGGGTGTTCATATCAGCAACAACGTCAGCTGTACCCAAAACATTCATATCAGCTACTACATCAGCAGTACCAAGAATTGCCATATCTGCTACAATAGCTGAAGTACCTAATATTGCCATATCAGCTACAGCGTCTGCGGTACCTAATCTACCAATTTCTGTAGCTTTACCTGCAACAGCCCCAATATCTGTAGCATCCGCAGCAACTGCATTAATATTTGTTGCGTTTCCAGCAACCGAAGTTACATTGCTCGATATACCAGCAACTGTTGTAACATTGCCACTTACTCCGGCTACTGTTGATACATTAGCTGCGATACCAGATACTGTATTAATATGTCCTTGTTCTGTAGTTGTAGGAGTTGTTCTAACCCATGAGGTGTTGCCTAAATCGTACACCATCATTACATTATTACTAGTATTGAAGTATAATGCTCCGTCTAATAAAGTAGCACCATCATTATCTACTGAAGGATTGGAACTCTTAGTTCCTAGATATCTATCATCAAAAGAATCATAAGATGCCGCGGCACTTGTTGCACTAGCTGCCGCCGCTGCAGCTTTTTCTTCAGCTAAACGCGCGTCTTCACTTGCATTTGCAATTAGTTCCGCATCGGCAACTGTTCCTTCATAAAACGAATTTCTTGCCATAGTTTATCTCCTTAATTATAAGCCTTGGAACCCTTGTAAACGCATCTGTACATTTGCACCTTTTAATTCTGCGTTGCTAGCTCTCATATTCGTAGCTGCTATCTGCTCCATAAACAAACGAGTAAACTTTGCGACATCCTCATCATTTCCTAAATATTCTGATCCTACCGATAAAGCGGCATATAAAATTATTTCATAGTCGTTTAGTAGCCAGCTATCTTTTTCTACATCTGCGTGATTTATCGTGCAATCCCCGTAACCATTAGCAGGGGAATAAGCAGCGTATGTAGCCCCAGTAGCAGCATTTGATTGTCTTGTTAAAGCTGTACAAAATGCGCTAGTAGATCTAAATACTTCTCCATTAGTATAAAGTGATCCTATAGCATAGTCTACCTTATAGTATTTAACTCTATAAGGCCCGGAAGCATTAATATTTCCAGAAGAATCCGTTAATACAAATTCTCCGGCATCCCTAGCAAAAGCATTACAAATAGAATGCTTATCTGAACTAAACAGATTCCTTGTATCAGTTCTACTTAAAATAATATCATCATTGTCACTTGTACTTGTCCATACCCCATCCGCGGACTCACATAAAGCGGGAGTTGTGTTAACAGTTGGGTTGACACTACATGAACCTGCGCCTGTCTTCCTAATTTCAATTAATTCTACAAAATCTGCAGGAATAGTAATACGAGAATCGGTAACGGTAAAAACAACTGTCTTTTCTAATGCGGGTACTCTTAATAACTCATATATTTTAGCTTCCCCCATCTCAATAAACTGGTCTAACTGTGCATTTGTTAAGTCAGAGCGGTTTAGCCAATCTGCTACGGTTGTGCGTAGAGTAGCTTGGTTAGTTACTGCTGCCATAATTTATCTCCCTTTGGGGTTTTTAATAATATTACCCGTCAATAATTGGGGGTAGTTCTGTATAACTATATCTCTAATTCTCTGCAGTTCGTGAGCACTATTTTGCGAGTCGTGCACATCTATACCGAATTTAGTTTTTATATCTACAGCTACTATATCTGGAATAATAGCAAATGATCTAAAGTTTTGTTTTTGGTTAGCAAACATGCTTTTTGTGGCTGCTCGTGATTTAGAAGCATAGTCTAAATAAGCTGATACATCCTGTGTGGCTCTGAATTCACCATTCTTGCCATATGTATCTTTAATAAAATTACTCATTTTAATTCTCCGATCTAAGGTTGAATACCTTTACTTAAATATACTAATATAATACATTTAAATAAAGGCAGCCCCGAAGGGCCACCTATATTTTGTACAAATGTTACTTACGCAACAATTACGCCAATACCAGAAATCATTCCAGATGCAAATGAGTTTCTGCATTCTAGAGTAGTTTCTTCGATCATCATAGCTGTTGTGCTATCACCCTGTACACCAACATCAGCTGTATGTAGAGGACGTAAAGTAGCCATCGCCCACCAACTTGGGTCGTAAACGAGAACATCCGTAGCTCCACCTAGCCCATCACTCTTGTCAACGCTACTAGCGAGACCTTGAATGTAGTTAGGTATAACTTTCACTAAACCAAAGTCACTTTCGTAAAGCTCAACAGATTGTCTGATTGAGCCTAGTTCGTCAATATTACGACGAACGTTAGAAGCAGCTTGCGCTAAAGCAGAGAAGTTACGTTTTTGAGTTGGAGACATCATAAGTACTGTTGCCTTTCCACCTTCTTCGTAAACTCTTTGCATTACTTCATCAACGTCACTTAAAGCAAGTGAGTGGGTACCAGCAGTAGCAGCGGCACTCGTAAGACCAGCGGCAGTACCAGCTGCAGCTGTATGAGTACCTGAAGCAAATGCTGGGGTACTAGCAGAAACGTCCCATGTGTTATATGCAGGTACCCATGATTGGTATCCGCCCATAGTACGACCAGCGTTCGCGCCAACACCATCAGCTCCGCCAGAGCCATTAGTTACTTGACGTGCGCCAACTAGTGCGTGCTCTAAGTCACGCTTAAGCTCAGTACCTTTCTTCTTCATTTGATACGCAAACTCAGAGTTGCGCCCAGCCTTAGAAACACTATCAAGAGTCTTAGAAACTTGAATGTGCTTAGTAAGGATCTGGGAGTAGTTACCAACACGGGCTGTGCTGGTACTTGCAACAGCTGATGCTGAAAAGTCTGAACCTTCAGCTTGAGCATTCGCAGCAGGTGCTGCTAGCTCATCAGTTTGCCACTCATGAAAAACGGCTGTGGCTTTTTTGTTACCAATAGAAGATAAAAACGGAGTTTCATCTCTGGTAATCATAGTTATAAAAGATGCCAGGTCTTCCTTTTTACCCTTGGTATCTTCCGTTCTAAATATTGCCATTTTAATTTTTCCTATAAAATATTACAATTGTTAAGAGATAAGAAAGATTAATTGTCAAACATTCCATCTACCAGTCCTGCTAGGAAAGAATCAGTTTGATTCTCTGTAGCGTCTCCTGATAAGACTTTCTTGCGTAACTCCTTTTCTTTCTCATTAGTTTTAGCCTTTTTGCTCACAGGCTTAGTTGCCTTAACACTTTTAGTAGGAGCTTTCTTGCGCTTCTGGACTGCAACTTTCTTGCTGTCCTTTAAAGCCTTATAATCATACATTAACGCAATCACTTTAGGATCTATAACGTTTGCAAACTCAGGAAAACCTAAGTCTTTTACTGCCCAGTTAACCACAGATTCGTAGTTATCTTGCCAGCCTGGCAGATCCGTATCTAATGCTGAAATAGCTTGTTCTTTATTTGCTTGTAATGCAGCTGCGTCTGCTTGAGTCTTTTCAGAATTAGCCTCGTCTTTAAGACGTGTAGCTTCGTTCCTCTTAGATTCAAGTTCTTTAGCTTTATTACGTCTAGCTTCTTGCCATTTAGGCAATTCGAACATATCATCATCATTTATTAATTGCTGTATTTTACGATCATACGCTTCTA